AAGGACGATTGAAAAATGGCAATGCATCTTATGCTCACGTGAAACCTCACTCGGGATGCACTTTGAATCCTAGTGAGAAAACACATGGTGGGACATCATATGAAGATTTTCATTTTACCGTAACAGCTACATCCACATCAGTTCAGTTTAGATTACAGTTAGTGGGCAGTAATGGACAGTACGCATATTTCGATGATATTGTAGCTAATGTGGCAGATGCAGATAGGACTTTATATAATAATAATGCTTTAGCCGTTAACGGAAAGATTCAAAGAACTTCAGTTGCGGCAGGCTCTGATGTAGTGGCGTATAGTGGTTTTAATGGTACTAATTATCTGTACCAGCCTCACAATAGTGACTTGAACTTCGGTACTGGTGACTTTTCTGTCATGGGATGGTTTAAACTAGATAGCAATAGCGGTAGTAGCCGAATGATTTATAGACAACAAGACTCTACTAATAGATGGACTATATATTCTAATGGTGCGGAGTTATGGTTCTATCAAACTGATGGAACAGCAACTTATTCTCTAATGTCTGGTACTCACACTTTAGGCGAATGGAATCACTTTGTTTTAAGGCGAAAATCATCGGGCGTTACAGATTTTGCTTTAAACGGAGAACTTAGATTAAATCACAGTTCTTATCCAGGATTAATAGCAAGGGACGCCACTTTTACGGGCGTGACGTATATCGGCAAAGACCCAAATGAGAGTGGAAGTACTAATTCGTGGAATGGATCACTAGCCTTGATGAAAATAAGTTCCACAATACCAAGCGTAGATCAAATAGCTAAGATATATAACGATGAGAAACAACTCTTCAAAGAGAATGCAAAGGCTACTCTTTACGGTTCCTCGGAAATAGTCAACGCAGTTGCATATGATCAAGATACACGATTATTACATGCTGGTACAAGTGCAGGACGCTCTGTGTTTCAAGGATTGTGTAGAGTGGATAATACAACAGATGCGGTGGGTGTTACTATTAGTGCATCTAACGGAATGGTAGTAGAGGAATAAAATATGGCAGTAAAAATTACACAATCAGAAATTAATGTCAGAGAAAAGCTTGCTGAACTTGATAAGCCAAGTGGTATTGCTGGTGAAGCAATGCTACGTGCTGATACACCTCAAGAGCAACAAGCTATAATTGGTATGGGTGGTCGTAAAAATCTTATCATTAATGGCGATTTTAAAGTTAATCAAAGAGGAGGTAGTTTTACGACTAAATCAGACTATACTCTTGATCGTTGGAAGTTTCAAACAGACCTTTTAGATGAATATACTCACAATGTAACACAGTCTACTGATGCTCCTCCAGGTTTTTTAAATTCTCTTGCTATCGCTGTGACTGCAAGTGAAGCTTCAGTAGCAAGTACTGAAGATTTAGCTTTAAGTCAGTTCATCGAAGCGCAAAACTGTCAAGTGGCAGAACTTGGCATGACACTTAGCTTTTGGGTAAAGTCTAATGTCACAGGAACCTTTGCAGTACACGTAAGCGCAATCGATCCTAACAAGATATATCCTAGTACATATACTATAGATCATCCCAATGTATGGGAGAAAAAAACAATAGTCATTCCTCCTTTAAAACACACTATAAACAGTGATAATGGTCAAGGTATAAGACTCAGTTTCCTTACTATATCGGGAAGCGCATATTCTGTCGGTGATGATATTAATCAATGGAGTACTTACACTAGTAGTCTTTTTGCGGCTAAACATCAAGCACAAGTTAAAAATAATGCCGATACTTGGAAGGTAACAGGAGTCCAATTAGAGGGAGGAAGCGTAGCTACTCCATTCGAGCAACGCTCATACGGTGAAGAGTTTGCACTATGTCAAAGATACTACCAGAAGTTTGATGCTGACGGTCAAGATTATACTAATATTGGTATTGCAGTCGGTACAACAGCAAGCAGTGGTACAAAATGGTATGTACCAATCGTTCTGCCTGGCGGGAGAATGAGAACAGACCCAACACTATCATTTAGTGCGGCGTCTGATTTTAGATGTACGTTACAGCATAGTAATAGTGATAATTGTTCATCAATCGTTATAGGCTACCCCAACCCCACAACACCAAACTTACAAGTTCAAGCCGGGTCTAATGTGGCAGGCGTAATTAGAATGTTTGGATATAGTGCAAGTACAACCGCTTATCTAGCTTTTGACGCAGAACTTTAGGAGATAATTATGACAATAGAAAATGCAACATTAAATATAGGCGAAGATGATGTTAAGCAGTCTATCTCATGTGTATTGGATGGACAAAAATTTTCAATACCACTTAGGGAAGCTAATAGACACTATCAATTAGTCTTAGATGCGATTATCGAACAAGGTGCAGATTGTTGGGATGGTGACATTCCCACTGAACTGCAAACTGCCGCAGACGCAAAACAATTTGCACAACAGCTTCAGTCATACACTACGGCGACAGCTAGATTAGCACAATACGTTCTATCAGTTGGTCGTGAAGAAGTTACTGAAAGTCAGCCCACTGGTAGACAAGTCGTAAACGAAGAAACACAAGAAATGGAAGACGTAATGCACGATGTTATTACTGTCAGAGCAATTGAGCCAGTTGAAGCAAGAGTAGAAGTCACTACTTATGATGAAGAGGGTAAATCAACAACTGCTATGGCTGAGAATCCTTTGATCACGCAAGATAAAGCTGAACGTGCAGAAGCACAAGCAATTGTGGATGCTACTCCGCAATCAGTAATAGACACATATAACGGAGAATAATATGATTTATCTAAAAGCAGATAATGAAGCAACTTTTATGACCGCACTGAAAGCGGCAGGATGGGCATGGGATACAGAGTATCTACTTGACGAAGATGGTAATAGAGTTAAGCATTTCGATAATGAAACTGATTTGGTCTTAAGAGAAGCTGGTATTGAAGCGTATACTGCGACACGTAGTTTAGACATCATCGGAGTGATTCACGTAGAGACTGGCAAAACAATCACTGTTAAAGCCACTGATGAAATGGACGAGTATAGTTACCCAGAAACGAAAGAAGTTGATGGATGGCATGCAAACTTGCTACTACATGGCGAAGAATTGCCTAGCAAACTTGCTGGATTTGTGATCGATGAGCCTAGTAATCCTGTAAGACGATTTGCATAAATAATAACATAACAACGCTATTGGGGAGAGTGAACCGTGGCAACGAATAAAGATTTCATAGTCAAGAATGGGTTATCCGTTGGTGAAGACATCAGCGTATCTGGCTCTGTCACATCGAATCTCCAATTTGACAATAGCGTTCAAGCGCAGTTCGGTACTAACTCGGACTTACAGATTTATAGTGATGGTTCCAATAGTTATGTTAAAGAAACCGGAACTGGTGCTTTAGTATTACAGTCGGCTGGACCTGCTATCGTTTTAGAAAAAACTGATGGCACGAATATGGTTCTTGCCAATACAGGTGGCGAAGTAATACTCTATCATGCAGGTAACCCTAAGCTTGAAACCACTTCTACTGGCGTAGACATTACGGGCAACGCAGTACTTACTGGCGAACTCAGAGGTCCCGCTTCTTTTGTAATTGATCCAGCGGCTGTCGGCAATAACACTGGCGCAGTTGTAATCAAAGGCGATCTCACAGTACAAGGTACGACGACCACTGTCAACTCAACGACATTAGACGTTGCAGATAAAAATATTACACTGAATCACGGCTCTGGAAATACGACTGCAACAGCAGATGGTGCCGGTATTACGATTCAAGATGCTGTAAGTTCAGGTAATGATGCAAGCATTTTATGGGACGCTACAAACGATAAGTTTGACTTTTCACACAACGTCAACGTAGAAAATAGTAGTGGCGCAATGATAAAGGTTGATGACACTAATGGCAGATTTATAAAAATACGTTCTGCAAATAGTGGCTCTCAAAATGCAAATATTTCGTCTTATGCCGGTCTTTACTTAGGTGGGGCTGATAATGCTAGTCATATGCTTATTGCCTCAAATGGTGACGTTGCATTCAATGAGAATAACGGTGGCTCACCTCAAGTTGGTATGCATTGGGATTATGCAGACGGTTACTTAGGTATTGGACTGACTGCTCCTAGCAGTGAGCTTCATGTAAGAGGCGTCTCAAGATTTGAAACTCCTAGCACTAGTGGCGGAAACAAAAACTATTTTGCAAATGTAGGAACTGGTGGGCAAGATTATTGGATCATGTCAACCAGTAACGCAAACGGAAGTCTGGGCGGTGGAAAGTTTGTAATTGGCACAGATAGTATTACTGGAACTAATGCACAGCAAGCTCGCTTTACTATAGACGGTTCAGGCAAAGTTGGTATCGGCACAGACACTCCAGAAACCAATCTGGACGTGAGAGTTGATTCTAATGTTGCTTATGCTACTACTATGAGTGGAGCACCTTCATATGTACCTAGTGCTAGTGATGTAATTCAAGTAAGAAATACAGAGACCGGAGTAGATGATATCTATGCTGGTATTTGGTTTGAGACTGGTACTGGAGCATCGAACACTACAGGTACGGATAGATCAGGTCGTATTGCGCTTGTTGTAGATAACGATAGTTCATACTCATCTAACTTCGTATTTCAGACTAGAAATAGTGCAGGAGCACTTACCGAAAAGGTGCGTATTACCAATGACGGTAATGTCGGTATTGGCACTGGCGCAGACGTTGATGAACTCTTACACATAGAAAAATCATCAGGGACAACGCTAGTAAAAACAGAAGTAGCGGCAAATAGTACAGTTGGACTTGAAATTGCAAAGACTGGTACTACGACTCAATCTTGGAGAATTGTAGACGGACAGACAGTAAACGGCGCATTAGAGTTTTATGATTTAACTAATACTGCTACTAGAATGCTCATTCGTAATGGAAATGTTGGTATAGGAGGAATTCTTAACCCTTCAGCATCGCTTCATGTTGTTGGTCCAGCGGCAAGACCAACAACTTTAGACTCTTTCGATACTGCTTCTACTGCACAATTTCAATCAGATGCGAGCAACTTACATAGTTTATATATTGCTGAAAATGCTTCTGGATCTTCAATACAGGTCACTGATGGAACCACGAATAGCTCAACTGCAAAACCTCTAGCATTACAGCCGTTTGGTGGTGAGGTTGGCATTGGTACACTTACAACTGCACCAACAGCAACTTTACAAGTAGGCAATCTTGTTTCAGGTGAAACAGGTAATGTAATAATTAATTCAGAAGGTGGAAATCCTGTTGGGTTAAAAGTTGCATCTCGTACAAATAGAGCCCGTATTCAAGTTGCTGATAACGACACCTCAGGATTTATTATTGCTGAAGGTAGCATATTTAGTTTAGGCTTTGCAGATCAAGCAAGTGATAACAACGTAAACATTACGAATGCGTATGATGTTGGTATTGGTACGCAGACGCCAGCGCACAAACTTGATGTTGTAGGTGCTATAGGTGCAAGTCAAGTTCGTAATAGTGTTTTACCTTCTTTGACTTTAGACTTTGCTAGTAGTAAACACCTTGATTCAAGAATTAACTTCTATCGTGATAGCGTAGGATCATATATTGATAGCACAGGAGTTCTTAGATACGCTAGTCCTAATGAGCCTAGATTCGATCATGATATATCTACAAAGAGAAGCAAAGGTCTTCTAATTGAAGGAGAGAGCGAAAACTTACTTTACTATAGTAGTATTATAGGCGATTTGAACTTTGCGAGTGGATGGGTAAACTCTGGTAGTAACCCAATTCGTACAACAGTTTATGCAGACGTTGCTCCAGATGGCACTGCTACTGCGACTCTAATTAGTAATCTGATCAACTCAAACACAGATCCAGATGTATACATTTATCACTCACACAATCTAAATGGTGGTGAACTCATAACATATAGTATTTGGGTAAAAGCTTACACATCTGCTAATGTTGGTAAGCACGTTGAGATCAGAGGTAAAAGAATTGGTGGTACTTCAGCCAGCTTTACTAAAGTAGCTACTCTGACAAACGAATGGCAGAGAGTAGAAGTATCTTGTCAATATCATGCTGATAACAACAACATAGCAAGATTATATCTAGGCTCAAGAACAAACTATGGCAACTTTACTGATGATGACGGTAACACAGTTGCATTTGATGCCGCAAGTGAGGCGTTGTTTTGGGGAGCGCAAGCTGAAGAAAGTCCTTTTGCTACCTCATACATTCCTACTCGACTAACTGATTCATCTAGATCAACTACGGCAACATATCAAGACAAAGATGGCGTTCTTAGATATGCAGGAAAAAATGAGCCTAGATACGGATACAAATGGGACGGAAGGCAGTATGCTCCTATAGGACTCTTAGTAGAACAAAACGCAACCAATATTGCACCTCAAACTGAAACGATTGGATCTGCTTGGTACACAACGTCTTACAGCAAGCAAGACGTAAGAATTACTCTTCCAAATGGTACAGTGGGCAATGCAGTAAAAGTAATTATGGCTGCTGGTCAAAGTGCTAGTTCAGCCACAGCATTGGGATTCTATATAGGTGCCTTTACTAGGCAGACAGGTCTGACATATAACACAAGTTTCTTTGCTAAGACCAATGATGAAAACGGGCTTCGTATACGTGACGGACTGAGAACTGGAGCGTTTTTAGATATTAATCTAAATAACGGGGAAATTGTAGCAAATAATGCTAGTGTGTTTTACGATGTAATGGTTGAAAAATATGCTCACGGTTGGTGGAGAATTTCATACAACTACGATTCAACTTCAAGTGGTACCGGTGGTTGGCACGCAATAAGATCGTATAATGCTGGTAACGGCAGTAAAGGATTCTTGTTTTGGGGCGCACAATTGACAACTACAGTTTACAACGAATATTTTTCATTGTCTTCATATATTCCTAATCCTGGTGGTAGTTGGGGTATCATAACTAGGACGTCAGATGTTCCTAACGGTGCGCCAACAACAAGATATAAAGACGTTGCTCAGATCAATGATATGCAATACGCAGATTGGAATAGAGAAGAAGAAGGTACATTTTACGTAGAACATGAAACTCCGTATGACATAGAAGACATCTCTATAAACTATAGAATACTTGAGCGACATAATGAAGTCACGGGAGACAGTGTAAGTATATTACATAATTCAAGCACTAATCAACTAAATGCTGGATCAATCGTGGGAACTGGATGGCAAGCATTGATGGGAGTGAGTTCTCCTTACGGAGAAGTCAACAAGAATACTGTTTGGAAAACTGCACTAGGATTCAAAGAAGATGATTTCGGTGTTTCAGTGCAAGGATCTCCAGCAGCCACAGATAGCAGTGGACTTGTTCCTAGAGGTAATCACACCCTATCATTAGGTGATAACTGGAACTCGGATAATACACTTAACGGTCACTTGAAGTTAGTTAGATTTTATCCTGAAAGACTTTCCAATGCAGAACTAGTAGCACTTACGGAGAATAATTAATGACTAAACTAATTGGAACTAATCCTAATCAAGTGCCAAGTAACGCTGATCTTGGTTCAGCGGCTTTTATGGAAAAGAAAGACTTCTTGACTTCAAGAGGATCTAGTCTATCTGAAATAAATTCTATAATGCCCGCAACAGCTAAAGCGGTGTTTATATATGACACATCGAAAGACTCAGACGGCGGTGCTTGGAGAAAAAGAACACAAAACACAACTTGGTATAGAGAACCGATAAACACCCAAGTACGTGGTGGTAGAAGAGAATTTCCTGCGGTTGCTGTCATCGTTGCAGAAAACGATAGGTTGCGTATCTACGATGGCGATGACCAATCTCTTCCTATGTGGATGGAATTTCTCGCTGTAGGCGCTAATGGCAATGCTATGATCGGAAGAACTCTTGAGGACAACTCTTGTGTGTATATGCTGAACGGAACTCTATGTCTAGGCAGACACAGTTTCGGACTACACATTATAAACTTCATAGGAGATTATGCTCAGTTCAAAGAAAATGGTTACGACACAACTTATGCTTATCCTATAGGCACTCATAGAAACGCAAACAACTATTGGGAACTTCCAACCGATCAGGGCAATGATCTTCTCCACGATAAAGTAAACAGCGTGACTATGCGGGTTATGGATGGAGCTCCTATTGATAGTAGAAGCGGATTACCCAGACCCACTATAGCAGTGGCATGTGGTGGCACACCTGGAGGCGTGACTATTATTAGAGATGATGGAATCGCTGTTGATATATCTTCAGGTTCTTATGCCGCTAAACATATTGAGTTTGTGAATGATCGTATCATAAACGTTGGAGTGAGAGATATTGGTACGGGTGGAGCAACTCTGTATAATGTAAATATGCGAGTACCAGTAGCCGACTATAGTTTTGGCTCCACTAATTGCTTCAACGAAACCATTACTTCTGGTAGTGCGGGTGGGTTTATTTACGGTAACACACATAGACCGCCTGCAGTCGGTAACGGAACGTCTGATAGTGCCCTTATGGAAGAATTTGACGAACACAGATTCAATCAGCAAGTTACGGGTTCTATAGCCGCTAGTACAGGAAGAGGCGCATTACACATACTCGAAAGAGATAATGATATTACTGGCTCAGCTGGAAACGCTCCAGCTAATATACACAGAATCTCTCAAGTTGTTATAGGAGAAGATTACAACACTGGTTGGCTGCATGGAGATCAGAGACTATGTGCGTTAGCAGACACAGAAGCTGGTATAATAAACAGTTCTGGAGAAAATCTTTTAGCTAACAAAACGTTTACAAATAATGGCAGTTTTCCATACGAGACGTTTTCAGCGACAGGACTAAACTTATCTGTGCAGAACACTTCGGGATATGGCGCCGCTAACACGACTTGGAACATGGAAATTGGAGTAGTATACTCCGTAAAATTTAACCTAACACTAAACAGTGGGGTTGCTCCTCAAGTTTTTGTAAGCGGCACTTCTAGTTGGGGTAATGGCAGATCGTTTATATCAAGAAACGGGGTAAATTATTTCACGTTTACTGGTACAACTACTGGAAGTCAGTATTTCAACTTCTCTACGTCAAATGGAGACGCTACAAACTATTCTGTAGCTAACTTAGAAATGTGGAAAGGTGGAGTTGCTGATAGAGGAGACGATAGAAATCAAATTAGAAACGGAATGTCTGTCGTGGGACAACTAACAAGAACGCCAGTCGCTTCTGGCGCTGAGTTGGTTGCTTATGAAGGATTCTCATCTAGTAATTATTTACAGCAAAACTATAATGGCAATCTAAACTTCGGCACAGGTGACTTCTATATATCTGGCTGGTTTGATACTTGTAGTGACGGGCGTGTTATTGTAGAGCGAGTTGGTATCGATCAAGATAGTACAACGAGTAATGCAACTGACCTATCAAAGAGATTATACATCTATACTGCGGCTAGCAAGATATATGTGACATTTGGGCAAACTGGTTGGAATACGGGAATAGACACTTCCGGTAGCGGTTGGAAAAATATAGCGTTTGCTAGAAAAAGTGGAGTAATCTATAGCTATCTGAACGGAAAACTAGTTCATACTAAGCACGGCGTGACTGATGTGATAGGAGATACTGATCATTTTCTGAGAATAGGAACAGGATTTCCGTATAGAGTTTCTCCTTGTACAGGAAAACTTGCTCTTTGGAGAATCAGCGCAGGCTCTCCAACGCATAAACAAGTGGCAAGATGGTATGAAGATGAGAAGAAGATGTTCTTGCCAGGCGCAAAATGCACTCTTTACGGAACTAATCCTCAAGTCCCAGCAGTTGCATATGATAGAGAAACTAAGTTGATACACGCTGGAACAAGTTCTGGTAGATCAGTTTTCTCTGGAATAACTCGCATAGATAATACTACCAAAGCTGTTGACACTGAAATCTCAGCGGTCAATGGAATGGTAATAGAAATAGATCAATAGGAATAGATATGACTGTACGTACAACTAAATCAGAGATTGATGTAAGATCAAAACTAGCAGAGTTGAGTAAACCCACTGGAGTAGCTGGAAATGCCCTTGCTGAAAAAGATACTGTTGAACAGCAACAGGAGTTTCTAGGTATAGGCAGAAGAAATCAGATCATCAATGGAGACTTTTCTATAAGTCAACGTGGTGATTATGCTGGTGGACTCACAATGGTCGAATCAACATATTGGATCGATAGATGGAGAACTAGAGTAACCAATAGCATCAACGGCACTGCAACACATAGTCTAAATAAGGTGCGAATGGAAGTAAATGCTAACGCTACTGGATCTATACGTATCGATCAGAAAATAGAAATACTCAATAGTGAACATCTATCTTATAAGGATATGACATTATCCGCTTTAGTGAGATCCAACTCTACCAACGCAAGACTTGCAGTATATCATCAAGGATGGGATACAAGAAACACACAGTCATCTGGAGATGGTCAGTGGGAAAGACTTACACTTACATTCAACACTGGAAGTTTGAGCGTAGGAAATGAGTTCTCAATTCAGATAGGACTAGATGGAGTCTCAAGTGCAAACGTAGCACTATACGATGGCGAATATATGGAAGTCAAAGAAGTACAGTTAGAATTTGGAACAACTGCATCTCCTTTTGAGCGCAGAACATTCGGTGAGGAACTGGCTTTGTGTCAAAGATATTATGTGATGTTAGCCGCTGGAGCAGACTATGATGAGAGGTATGCTGGAGGTAGTTCCCACATAATAGGCACTATGCATAAATGGAATACCACTAATACTTTTGTTTTTACCGATTTGCCAGTATCAATGAGAAATAGTAATAATATGACACTAAAGGTACCGGCACCAACATCTAATGCATTTGCATTCAAGTCTGCTGGATACACTGCGACCGGAAACGGGCTATCTTTAGATGGAGACTCTTCTAATAGAAGCATCAGATTAAACACTGCTATCACAAATAGCAGTTGGCCCTTAGGTTGCTCAGGCTGGGTTAGATGTAATCAAACATCTGCTTATTGCGCTATCGACTGTGAACTGTAATAGGAGAAAAATATGGCATATAATATAATACAGTTTGAAGATAATATTACAATTCAACATAACACCGAATCAGAAAGTATCTCTTTTTTTAGAAATATGGATAATAGATATTATGTTCAGTTTATTGTAGATATTGCTCTAGAAAATGATACGCTTGATGGAGACACTCCTGAGTGGGTAGAAGAAGACATTGCAACTTGGCAATTAGATAGATATACCAAAGCTACAGATAGATTATCTAAGTTTATTGTTGCTGATGGCCGTGAAGAGGTCACTGAAGAAGTTGTTTTACGTCAAGAGTTTGACGATGAAGTGGGCAATATGGTAGATATTACTGAAACACATGTCGTATTAGAAGCTATCGATCCAGTACCCGCTACGATTACAATTACATCACATTCAGGTAATATCGAAGATTCTCCAACTACAAGTACTATTGAGAATCCTTTGATCACTAGAGACAAAGAAGAACGTGCAGAAGCACAGGCAGTTGTAGATGCAACACCGTCAAAAGTTGTGGACGCTTACAACGCTTTATAAATAGTTATAGCAATCTACTAACTATGGGAAATAGATATGGCACAGCCAACGACAAGACAGCAATTTGCAGAATGGTGCCTAAGAAAATTAGGTAAACCAGTAATAGAGATTAACGTTGATGATGATCAAGCACAAGATCGTATCGATGAGGCTCTGTCTTACTACTGGGACTATCATTTCGATGGCAGTGAAAGAACCTTCTTCAAGCATCAAATCACGCAAAATGATATAACGAATCAGTACATTACTGTACCTGAGAATGTTATCGGAGTAATCAATTTATTTCCAGTAGGATCAAGTATCACTGCAAGTACCGGCATGTTTAATGTACAGTATCAATTTGTATTGAACAACATACATGATATGATCAATTATAACTTAACTAACTACTTCATGTCAATGCAAAACTTGCAATTTATGGAAGAATTATTGGTTGGTATGCAACCGATTAGATACAACAGACACATCAATAGACTTTTCATTGATACAGATTGGGATAGATTAGTCGTAGGAGAATATATTGTAGCAGAGTGTTACAAAGTTGTTGACCCTACTATCTATGCTGATGTATACAAAGATCGTTGGTTACAGAACTATGCCACTGCTAAGATTAAATATCAATGGGGTAGTAACTTAACCAAATTCACTGGCATGACATTGCCAGGCAATATTCAGTTCAGCGGAGAACAGATTTTAAATGACGCACGTGATGAGATAGCGAAGTTAGAAGAAGAAATGATCTCTTCGTATTCTCTTCCTGTCGTTGACATGATAGGGTAGAAACTGTGGCTAAGAATTACTATTTCGAAAACTACGAGAATTCGATGGAGCAATCGCTTATCGATGATTTGGTCGTGGAATCGATTAAGATATACGGAATAGACACTATGTATCTGCCTAGAACTATAGGCGCAAAAGATGATCTTCTGAATGAAGACGATCTTCCTACATACAGCGATGCATATGAAGTTGAGATGTATGTCAAGAATGTAGATGGGTTTGAGGGAGAAGGAGACTTCTTATCTAAATTCGGTCTACAGATTCGTGACTCGATGACATTAACTATAGCAATGCGTACATACGAGTCAGAAGTTGGAGTTAACAGTGAAATTAACAGACCTCGTGAAGGCGATGTCATCTACATGCCTCTTAATCAAAAGATGTTTGTGATTCAGCACGTAGAGCATGAATCAATTTTTTATCAAATGGGATCTTTGCAGACATACGATCTTAGATGTGAACTATATGAGTACAGTGGAGAACGATTCAATACTGGATTTCCATATATTGACGATAAGTTCGAATCTGATAATCTCTTCATTGATAGTGATGGTACAACGTTTACTGTAGAAGTTCGAAGCAATGTGTTTCACATGCAGGCAACAGATGAAAGAGGCGATCTTATAAGCACTCCTAAACTTGAAGCGAGGATTGATGAGAAAATTATATTTGACCAATCACACACTTCTAACACCAATAAGCCATTAAGAATCTATACAACTCCATCTCCAAGTAGCGGTAATCCGGTTACTGCCGGTCTCGTAGTCACTGGTACACCAGGCTCAGCTGGAGCTAAAGTCACTTGGACTCCAGCTACAACTGGTACATATTACTATATTAATACAACCACAGTTGGAATGGGCGAAACAATTACAGTAGAAGCGTCTAAGCTACAGAGTGTTGAATTATATGACACAATTGCAGATAATACAACAATAGAGACGTTGGGCGATAATATATTAGATTTCAGTCAGAGTAACCCATTTGGGGAGGATAACTTCTAATGTTTGGTCAACACTTTTACAACGAATCTACTAGAAGATATGTCGCAGTGTTCGGAACACTATTTAATGACATTCAGATAGGCAGAAGCAATAACGCTGGTACAGAAATTCAGAGAATGACTGTGCCTATCAACTATGCTCCTATGCAAAAACTTCTTGCTAGACTTGAAGGTGATCCTAATCTGGATAAGCCAGCGATTACTTTACCTCGTATGTCCTTCGAAATTATGGGCATGAACTATAGTCCTACACGCAAAGTTGGCTCATTAGTAAGACAAACAAAGTCTATAACAAGTAATGACAACGAGATGCTAAACCTGTATAGTCCCGCACCTTATGATATCGACTTTCAACTGAATATTATGACAAAGTATACAGAAGATGGTACTAAAATACTTGAACAAATATTACCGTATTTTAAGCCAGACGTGACTGTTAGTGTTAAGATGATCGATTCAATGGACTTTTATGTAGATATTCCTGTTGTTTTGCAGAGCGTAACTACAGAAGACAGCTATGAAGGAGACTTTGAAAGCCGGAGAGTGCTAATATGGACGTTAAACTTTCAAATGAAAGCGTTTTACTTTGGACCAACGTCTAAGAAGAAGATGATTAAGTTCGTTGACAATAACATATATACTAGTACAACTGCAACTGTAGCAGAAGAACAAGTGAACGTGCAACCAGGATTGACCAGTGGTGGTCAGCCTACTACGAAGATTGCGGACACTGTACCATACTCAAATATTAATATTGATGATAATTGGGCAGAGATCGTACAAATATTGGATGTTTAACATGATTAAAGATGAAATTAGTAATAGCTTGGGTCTTGAACCTTTGCAAAATTTGAATGAAGGAGAAGGCGAATTGGTAGTTCCTAAGAAGTCTGATCTGGCAGAACTTAAACCTGTTGATGATAAAGTTGACAGAGACTATGACTATGCTAGGACTAACTTCTATAACATCATTGAAACCGGCACGGAAGCACTAGAGCAAATGTTAGATGTTGCAAAGGCATCAGAGCATCCACGTGCTTATGAGGTTGTGTCCACTATCATGAAGACGCTTGTAGATGCGAACAAAGATTTAGTAACAATGTCTACTAAGAAGCAAGAGAGCGAAGAAGAGAAGAATCCGACTGAGAAAACAGTGAGTAATAATAATCTTTTTGTGGGATCTACTGCTGAACTCCAACAACTCTTAAAGGACATGAGAAGCAGTGAGTAATATACAAGCAAAAGGCTACAATGGTAACATCAACCTAAAGCGTAAAGGAACAGATGTAGAATTCTCTCAAGAGATGATATCTGAATTCATGAAATGCGCTAAGGATCCTATATACTTCTCAGAAAAATACATTCAAATCGTACACGTTGATCACGGTCTTATACCGATTAAGATGTACGACTACCAAAAAGAGATATGTACTGCAATCACTGAGAACAGACGAGTTACTGTTAATACTTCTCGACAGGCTGGTAAAACGACTACAGCCGTTGCAGTAATCTTACACTATATCATCTTTAACGACTTTAAAACTGTCGCACTACTCGCAAACAAAGGCGATGCGGCACGTGAAATCTTAGATAGAATCAAAATTGCATACGAAGCACTCCCAGCTTGGCTACAACAGGGCGTTATCGAATGGAACAAAGGTTCTGTTGAGTTTGAAAATGGATGTAAGATCATTGCTGGTTCTACATCATCTAGTGCTATTCGTGGTAAATCTATATCATTCTTGTATATCGATGAGACTGCATTCGTAGAGAACTGGGATGAGTTCTTTGCTTCTGTTTTTCCAACGATTTCGTCTGGTAATACCACCAAAATTCTTTTCACTTCTACACCTAACGGACTGAATCACTTCTATAAGACTTGTGTTGGCGCACAAGAAGATAAGAATGGTTACATTTACGTTGAAGTACCTTGGCAAAAAGTGCCAGGTCGTGATGACAAGTGGAAAAAGGAAACTCTTGCGGCTATGGACTTTGATCAACAAAAGTTCTCGCAAGAATTTGAATGTGCTTTCTTGGGCTCTTCTGGAACATTGATTGAAGGATCAAAACTTAAGACTATGGTTGATCTACATCCTATTGCTCAGACAGATAAGATGAAGGTTTATCATCAACCCGAGGAAGGACACGTGTACGTATGCGTGTGTGATGTATCTAGAGGAAAGGGCTTAGATTATTCTGCATTCCAAGTAATTGATGTTACTGAGATGCCATATAGACAGGTATGTGTGTATAAAGACAACACTATTACTCCTATCGACTACGCTGAAATCATATATAGAAGTATAGAGAGATATAACGAGGCTTATACTCTAATAGAGGTAAACGACATTGGCGAACAAGTATCGGAAGTATTGCATTATGAATTTGAAGTTGAAACGCTAATGTACACTGAATCAGCAGGAAGAGCAGGTAAAAGATTATCAACAGGCTTCTCTAAAAGCGCAGATAAAGGAATCAGAACCACAAAAAATGTGAAGTCTATTGGCTGTAATATGCTCAAAATGTTAATTGAGCAAGATCAGCTAATTATTAACGACTTCGGAACAATAAATGAACTTTCGACATTCTCCAGACGTGGCAATTCTTATGAAGCAGAATCTGGAACACACGATGATTTGGTTATGTGTCTAGTGTTATTCGGATGGATGACCGATCAAACGTTTTTCAAAGAAGTCACAGACATAAATACTATCGATAAACTCAGATCAAGGAACGAAGAAGAACTTATGGAAAGCCTTCTGCCAATTGGTTTCAACACTTATGACGAGGATATCCTTGACGATGAGCAGATAGGAACAGCCCAATGGTTAAACTACTAAATTGCTGTTTTTATAAATATAGAAATAAAGAAGTTTATAACTTACAAAATAAACAAGGAGAAATGAGAAATGGCTTTTCAAACAAGTCCAGGCGTTAATATCAGCGAAATCGACTTAACGAATGTCGTCCCCGCTGTATCGACAACTGAAGGCGCAATCGCAGGTGTTTTCCGTTGGGGTCCAGAACTAGAAAGAATACTAGTAACATCAGAGCAAGATTTAGTTAATCGCTTTGGTAAACCATTAAGTAGCTCTACGACAGTCGAAAATTCGGCAGGCACAGCAGAGACAGTAACGTTTGACGATGTTGCTAAACCAACATCGGGCGGTGCAAACTCTGATTTGTGGACACTTGTAGTTGGTACCGAATCTTACGCTACTGCCGCAGGCAATTATGCTAATATAGAAGCTATTGCAATTGCGATTCAAGCTAAACTTACAGCATCAGGCGTAACTGCTTACTCTGTATCATATACTGGTAGCAAGATTGTACT